GAGCTATGCCCGATCCTTTGAACATCAACACCTCAATACCCTGGCCCGCCGGCACCTTGCCGAACGGAACAGGTGGTGGGACGCGTGACAAACGATACCAGTCCGGCTTCCGGACGCGAAGCAACGAGCCGAAAGGCCAAGTGCTTCCGTACTCGGGAGTTCGGTACAAAGGTGCCGTTCAGCGCATCCGTAGTCGAGCCTCGACTGACTCTTGGACTTCCCCAGTTGGTTTCACCAGCGGCACCCCTTACCTAAGGGACGCCGACTGGAACGCCAATTTGGGTCAGTACGGGAGTATAGCCGGGAATCGAGCCTACGCGAAGTTCAAAGATGTAGCTCTGGGCGATCAAGCCCAGATCGGTGTGTTTATTGCTGAAGCCCGCGAGGCCTACGGGATGGTGGCAAATCGAGCGATCGGTTTGTACCGTTCCTATAAAGCTTTGCGGAAGGGTGATTTTCGAGGTTTCTTACGAAATCTCCGAGTTGATCCCAAGCGCAAACATCGTAACCTGATCAGGTCCGCCGCGTCTGAGGCCTCTGGCCTTTGGCTTGAGTATTGGTTTGGATGGTCTCCATCCATCTCCGATATGTTCACCGCCGTTGAGGTGTTGAACTCGGATCTGAAGCAAGTCCGCTACTCCGGTTCCAGTAGGATTAGACTCCCTACTGCTCAAACCGGCGTGATAGGGCCTTCGTTTAGTAACAACCGAAGCCAGATCACTGTAGAGGACGGGGTTCTCGTCGCTAAGACAGGAGCCACGTTGAAGATCACTAACCCCGATCTTCTTCTTGCTTCGAGGATGGGTCTGATAAACCCCCTCGCAATTGCATGGGAGCTAGTTCCATTCTCCTTTGTAGTTGACTGGTTCACCAAGTTTGGCGATGTCCTAGAGGCAAAGACCGACTTCCTTGGAATAAGTCTCCTCGATAGCTACAACACGCGTTATCTCAAGGCGAAGTCTATCTTCGTTACTTGGGACAAACGTGCCGGCCACCTTGGGTCGGGCTATAACGGACAATTCGTCTATGGCGTTCACAGAATGCAACGCGCCAAGGGCTTAATCACCCCTGTTACGCTCTACCCGAAGCTTGTGAACTTCGGACAATCGCGCACGCGGGCCGCTACTGCGGTCTCCCTTCTCACCCAGATCTTTCTGGCTAAGTAAAGAGGTTTACCATAATGCCTTCAATGGCTAACATCACGGTCAAGGACTCCGCAAACGCTGACGTAGTCTACGTGGCGGCCACACCGAGTGCAGGGGATCGTTCCCCGGCTCGGTGGACCCAAAACGCAGCCAACGCCATCATCGGGTTCCGCCCGGTGTTCCAGGTGGTAACGCGTGATTCGACGGGCAAGCCCGGCCGCATCATGGAGGGATCCCTCCGCTTTCCGATCACCGCAACGGTGAACGGGGTGGAGACCCAACTGGCGGTCGTTCCGATGACCTTCCAGGCAACGCTCCCCACGAACGTGGACGCGACGAAAGTCGCTGACGCGTTCGTGCAGTGGGGAAACCTGCTGGCGTCGACCCTTATCAGGTCAACTGCCTCGGACGGTTACGCCCCGACGTAAGTCGGCGGGTCGGTCAGGGTTCGCCCTGATCGGTTACATGTCTGC